TATTCAAGGGAATACAATGGAAAGTATTACAATCAAATTGATGGTTGGTTCTTTGTAAATCAAAATGAAAATCCAACTGATAACAGGTCTGAATTTGTAACACCAGATGATAACAATTTACCATTTTAATTATGACAGAAGAAATAAATTTTAAAGCTATTTGTGATTTGACTACACAAGTGTTAGGGTTAAAAAAAGGGTCTTTAGCTTTGCGTAGTAGAAAACGCCCTTTGCAAGTTGCTAGGGCAGTAGCCGCTTATATTGGAAGATTAGAGCAAAACATTCATAGGACTACAATAGGAAAAGAATTAAACAGGGATAGAAGTTTGATTTATCATTATGAGAATACACATAAACATAATTATGCAACCTGTTTAGTTTATAGAAATTCTTTTAATAAAGTTTATGCAGCTTTTGAAGATATAGACAAAACAAAAAAGACTTTTAAAGATGATGATATGTTAAAAAGTCACTTGTTGCAAAGCGGAGTTATTGAAAGCAAAAAAGTGCAGGTATGCATAGAAGTTAAAAGCGGTGAATCTGTATGTATTATTAAAACATCTTACTTTGATTTTTCCAAACAATTTGAAAACATTAAGTTTGCAATGGAAAACTATCATTGTAAAATAAAAATAATATAATGGATAAGCCTAATTATTATGCTATAATCCCTGCTGAGGTAAGGTATTCTAACTTAAAGCCTAATGCAAAGCTTTTATATGGAGAGATAACTGCATTAAGTGGCAAGTTAGGGTACTGTTATGCAACTAATAATTATTTTGCTGAATTGTATGGAGTTAGTAAAAACACTATTAGCAGTTGGATTAGTGATTTAAAAAAATTAGGATTTATAAATGTAATTGTAGAAAGAAATGCTAAAAAGCAGATAATAAAAAGATGTATAGGTATTACGAAAAAGATGGATAGCCCTATACATAAAAAGATGAAAGGTAATAATACAAGTAATAATAATACAAGTAATATAAATATAACTAAAGAAAAATTTATTTTAGAGGTTATGACTTTTGATTATCCTAAAGATATGTTAGAGGATTTTATAAACTATTGGACTGAGGGAAAAAAGAAAATGAGATACCAAAAACAAAGTACATTTGAAATAAAATTAAGATTATTGCGTTGGCAAAAAAATCAAAAGAAATGGGATAAACCAAAATCTATGAGTAAAATCCATCAACATTTACAGAAAAATATAAACGTAAAAGAAAAACTTAAACAAAAATTTAAAAAATGAAATTAATAAAAACAATGAGTGATGAAGACTTATTAATGAGTGCAGTTGATTTGGTAAGCAAAACATATATTGGCTTAGGTCAAAACAATGTTGAAGAAGATACAATTATGATAATGTCACAAGACTTAGCAAAAGACTTAAAAAGACTTTATAAAAATTTTTATATTGAAGATGCTGAAAATGCTTTTTATGAGGGTATTAGATCAGATATAAAAGGGGATTTTATACACTTTAATATTCCTGTTTATATAAGATGGCTAAAAAGTTATAAGTCATTAGTTTGGGAAGCTAGGGCAAAAGTTGATAGTGGTGAAGACCCAAAACAAGTTCCGCATTATAGAGCAGAACCAAAACTTTTAAAGTGATAGGTTGGGTATTAATAACGGCTGTAATTATGTTTTTAATAAGACAAATAAGACAATAAAAATTAATATTAATTTAAAAACAAATAAAATGAAAAAAATGACACAAAAAGAAAGAGTAGTAAGACACTTAAATGACAAAGGTTCTATTACATCATTAGAAGCTATGCAAGAGTATGGTATTATGAGGTTGACCTCAAGAATATGTGAGTTAAAAGATGAAGGTTATAAAATAAGGAGTGAATTTGTCAGTAGTAAAAACAGATATAACGAGCCTGTATCATTTAGTAAATATTCACTAATGAATTAATGAAAACGATAAGTAAGCTAAAAAAAGAATTAGACAAATGGTTTAGCCTTTATATAAGGCTTAGAGATGCTGATGATTTGGGTTTTGTAAAGTGCTACACATCAGGGCGTTACTATCACTACAAGAGTATTCATGCAGGTCACTTTATGTCAAGAAAATGCTTATCTACTAGGTGGTGCGAGATTAACGTACAACCCCAGTCAATAGCTGATAATCTTTTTGCTCAAGGAAGGCAGTACCAGTTTGGAGTTAATTTAGATGCTCAATATGGGGAGGGAACTGCTGAAAATTTACAAATTAAATCTAGGCAAATACAAAAGTTTTCTAGGGTAGATTATGAAGAAAAAATAAGTTATTACAAAGAGGCTGTTAAAAACTTAAAAAAAGAAAAGGGAATTGAGTAAACATTTATTATAAATTTGGCGTATGCACAAACCAATATACGCAAGTGAAGAACATAAATCTATTGTAGATGTTTATGTTACTATGTGCAAACAATTTGTTGAAGATGTCACAACCAAAACAAGATATAACAATTATTTAGAAGTTGTTGATGTAATTATGGAGTATTCTAATAACTATGGGCAGAAAACAAATGAAAACAACTTTTACGATTGGATCATGATTATTCCAATAAACTTATCAGTAGCAACAAATGGATTTTTCGCAGGTATAGAAACTAAGACAAATGCAGCAGTAGTCAGAGCATATAAAGTTGTGTTAGATGAAATGCTATATGAGGTTGTAGAAAAGCTAGACAAACTAGAACCTAAACATGACTGAGATATATTTAGAAATAGCTAAATTAACAGATAAGTTTAGAACAATGGCTTATGGATTAACAACAGATGAAAATAAAATAAATGAAGCTGTGCAAGAATTAATGCTTTATTTTCTTAGCCGAATGAATCCAGATACATTAAGGGATATATATGAAAAAGATGGTGTAGATGGATTAACAAGATACGGTGCTGTTGCATTAAGGAGAGCATTAACAAGCAAAAGGAGTAATTTTTACTATAAGTATGAGAAGTATTACACACATATTGATAGCTCTGTTTACAATTCTAATACAACTGACACTAATGATTATTTCATTCCTGATGGTTGTAGTTATAAAGATTTATCAAACATTCCAAATGAAGAAATAGACAACACAAAATTAGAAAGATTAGAATTAATTGATAAGGAATTAGATAAATTGGACTATTGGTACGATAGGGAATTATTCAAGTTGTATTATTATGAAGCAGGTAGCACACTAGATAAAATACATAAAAAAACAAAAATAAGCAGAAACAGCATATTTAGTACAATAGATAAGGTCAGGAATATATTAAAGAAAAATTTAAATGAATAAGTTTTTTGTTCCTACTGATGTATATGAAGATAGATTAGCAATATGTAAATCATGTGTTTATTATTTTAAGCCAACAGGAACGTGTAAGGTTTGTTTGTGTTTTATGAAACTTAAATGTAGATTGGCTCCTATGGAGTGTCCGCAAAAGAAATGGCAGAAAACAACTGAGATTGAAACGCCTGATGATTTGCCACAGGAAATAATAGATGAAATATTAGATATGTGGAAAGATTTAAAAACAGGTAGGGCAAAAGACGTGCAAGCAAAAAAAAGAATGATAGAAACATACAACGTAATACACATGACTAATTACAGCCCTACTACAAATTGCGGTAGTTGTATATCTACATGCTATGATGCAATTAAAAAACTATATAAAAAATATTCGGAATGAGCTATTTAACACATTTAAAAAGAAATAAAATGCACTATTCAAGCAGATGGATAGTAAAGTATGATGATAATAATTTAGTAAGGGAAGTTAAATTAATTTATAGCCCAGAAGAATATAGGAAGTCATCAAAATCAAGAAAGCTAAACACCCAAGAGGGTTTAATTAAAATATTAGAAAATGACAAAGAAAGAAGAAATACCACACTACTACATAGGTAAAACCTATAAGATAGAAGCTCGTAAAGTTGTTGAGGACTTTCAAGCTGACAATTATAATTTAGGTGTTGCAATAAGCTATCTTTTGCGTTGTGGTAAAAAAGAAGGCAACCCAGCCGAGCAAGACATACGAAAAGCAATTAATCATTTGCATTTTGAGCTTGACCGAATTTATAGTGAAAGCAAAACAAGAACAGGCGGATTAGCACAAACAGGAGGGAAGCTATGACACTATACAAATGCCTATGCGGAGAGCAGGAAAAGGAAGTAAGCAAAGCAAAAATTATATTTAGAGATAATACATGGGTTGCAGATGTAATGTGTAAATGTGGTAAATATATGTATAG